ATCTTAATTTTTTTTGTTTTTTTTGACACATTAAAAGTAGTGTTTTTATTTCGTTTTTAACTACACTACGTTCCGTTCTTTACTCAAATATAACACTTTTTTTTAAATTAGTGTCAATAAGCACTAATATATCAAGGATAATTAGTGCTTATCGCCCCTTATCGGGGCTTTTGACGGACAGAATCCAGGGCAAAGCCCTTACGATTCCGCCTCGTCGGTTTTTTCAACTCGTTCCGAGTTTTCCACAGAGTTATCCACATTGTTGATAACTTTTTTTCGAGATTTTTTATTATTAATCTCGTTTAGTTCGAATTTATATAATTCTTCAAGTTCTTGACGCTCCGCTAAATCCAAAGTTAATGGATTTGGTAAATCATCTTCTTCATCATAATATTCATCCAGGCGACCGCCCACTGGGAGCCCCCTGGCATATCTATCTAATATAGTTTTAATAGACATACTTTGATCAGGTATAGTCATTGAAGGTTGAGTAAAAATTTTATAATTTTTCTCAAACTCATTAGCATTTAAAGAATTTTTAACTTTCATAATTTTTCTAATTTATCTCTACCGAGTTGTGTATTTTTATACATTTTCTGAAAAGAATTTTGGTGGCGTTCTACTAATATTTTTTCTGCCATATCTCCAAATTCTTCAATTAATTCTAATTCAGCCTTTAAAGCTTCATCGGACATTACGATTTTTAAGTGATTATTAATAATCAACTTTTGCGTTTCACTATACATTTTGTCTTTATAATAACGTGGCATAGCTATTTTCTTCCCTTCCTTAATAGGAACATACATACGATTCACCAGGTCATTTTTATGCCATTTAATCATGGCATCAGTTATATAATTTTGACCTAAACCTTTAGACATTAAACTAAATTCTTTTTGTCTATCATCATTTCGATGTTTAGGTATTTTACCTGGTTTTTGCATATACTTTAACGTATATCCTATAGAAGCTTCATTAACTTCGCCAATATATATAGTACCAAAAGGCACATACCCACAACCAGCTTTATACTCGCTCCAGGCTCGTTCGACTTTTTCAGCATCAGCATTAAAAATAATCATATGATAATGAGGGCGGTCTCGTTTACTGCCATACTCGCCACATACATAATACTTAAGTTTTGAATCGGATAATTTCCGAAGACGTTTCATATAAGTTTGGATGTCCCTTTTTTTGAGAGTCATAAATCCATTCTTAGTAAGAGGTACGTATTTAGTATCATAAGTAAGCGTAACAAATAAAGCAGTTTCAGAGCGCTCACCCTCTTTAATCAACCTAAAAGACCAACCCGATGTTCTGCGTTTCATACAGTTAGGACATTTACCGCAAGGAAGCGCCATCCATTGATTAGTAATTTTATCTCTAACTTGAAACGGAGTTATACATCGAGAACTCATTAAATAGTCGGAGTTCCATATTTAGGCATAGGGCGCACAGCCTTAATCTTATTTAAAACATGACAATATAATTTTTGCGCATCTGGATCAGTAACTGCAAATATACGCTCAGTATCTTCAGGAGCACATTCAATAAATTCCTGACTTAGTGTAGGCTCAGAAGCAAATATTCTTCCAAGATGCCAATAATCAAGAGAGGTTCTAAAATCACCAGCCACTCGAGAGGGCATATATTTATATTCTGCATAACGAGGAACATAACCAAAAGTATCATCTGAATTTGCAGTATATGCATATAATTCTTCGAGCTTAACTTCCTGTTCGCCAATATTTGCGAATGAAGGCCAGAAATAATCTAACGGATCTAATTTTAAAAATGTACGTGGAATACCTTGTTGATATGCAGTTTTTGGCATAACTGACATAATACCGATAATATATCCATGTTCTTCACAATAATAAGAACCAGAACGACCAGATGAAACAGCTATACCATGACCAGCCATATTACCCTGAGGTAATTGATCTTGAGTACCGGAAGTATTTAAAACTTCACTAATAACAACGGGAGTTTTAACACCGGTAATATATTCGGGACGTTGAAGACGAGAATCAGATGATTTTACTCCAAAATGAGATAAAATACTTTCAATATAACGAGTTCCTCCACGTGCGTTTTTTTCTAACCATTCTTGTAAACGATATGCTCTACGAAGATCATTAATCGTTGTAGGCTCTACAGTCAAACCATCTGTTTGTGCCCACAAATCAGTTAAACCCACATTTGTATCTCCAAGAACGACCGGATCATTAGCAGAGCCGCTTAATGTTGTAGTACCAACATTAGAATAAATATTAGCATCTCCATTAACAGCTCCTAAAGGAATATCAACAGCAGCACCTTTTTGAGCAAAAGGTAGAGAACTTGTAAAATAATCGTGTTCCCATGCACGATTTCTTAATGTAGTTAATCTACGAATATCAGCACCGGAAGAAACGTTATTACCATCACGTAACTTATAATCAATGGGTTGAATTAAATTCTGGTCTCTATAATATTCATTATAAATACATTGATAAGCTGCCATTGGTAAAGCAGATATTTGAGAAGCAACACCACCTGTAGGTACTGGAGGTACACCTAAATAATCTAAAAATTTTAAACAGGTAGGCTCGTGAACATTAGGCCAATCCCATTGCGGAGATATATATGGGGCAACTATATCAGGACCAGTACCATTAGGACCATTATTAGTTATAAATTTTTCCCAATTGGGCCATAATATACGATTTGGCACAAAGAAATAATGCATTGTAACATCCATACGATGCATAACAGGCGCAGTCATAGGAGCAAAGCGAATAATACTTTCGCATCCTAAATCAAATTTATCACCAGGAACACATTCTAATGTAAGAATAGGAACAAGTTCACCCATGTTCGCTGAAAGCTTCACATCATGAGTAAGGTCAAAGAAATTCTTTTTAGGTTTCTTTAACTGGATAGAATTAAAAATATTTTTTGCCATAATTATAAACGGATTCCACCGCGTGACATGTAATAAGTATTTGAAACTTTTCTCTTGCCGTAACCTTTACGACCGTAGGACTTACGTCCTCTGTAACCTCTACGATTTCTCATTTTCGTTTTGTTTTAAGTGAAACATTGTTATTTGAAGTAATCCACAAATACTATCTAACCTGGAAGCAACCAGGGATTTTTGTTCGTCCTTTAATTCCATATTCTCTATAGTTTTAATAGACTCTTGAATAAACTCTATAAATTTTTCCATTTTTATCTTTTAAATAAACCACCAATACCTGGTATTAAGCCTAAAAATTTTCCAAGTAATCCAGATATCATCATAATCTGCTGATTATCTACTTGAAATTCTTTTAATTTTTTTTCAAAATCTAATAAATCTCCAGTCTTTATCACATTTTTTATTTCTTCAGAAACTTTTAATTTCTGCTCGGTATTCAACCTAGTAGATGCTATAATACTTCTTATAGTAGCATCATTTTTTTGAAATTCTTGAGGTTGAAGATTTTGATTATAATAATCTTGTTGTCTATTCTTTAATAATTGACCAGACAAAGCAGCATCTGCGTTTTGAGTTACAAATGGTAACTCTTGTCTAAGTTTATCATTAGTAGCTACTTTAATTAAAGCCTCTTGTAATGTAGCATCAGCTTGCGCTTTTACTAAATCGATTTGAGCAGATTTGAGTTGAGTATCATAATATTGCCCAATAGCCATATTAGCGCTACTACCGAGATCAACTTGAGGAGCAGTAGGATTATACGATTGAGGACTGGAAGTACGAACGACAGGAGCATTAGCCATTTGACCATATATAAGATTGGGATTAAGACCCGCTTCTTTAAAGCGTATCATTTGTTGTTTAGGACTATTATATAAGTTTTGCATATTCCAATCAGCAAGAGCATCAGCTCTTTGCTTTGCATACATCTCTTTAGAATAACTTAATTGAGATGAATTAGTACCAAGCTGGGAACCAGCATTGATCAGACCTCCAGCTAATGAAGCACCACCAGCTATAAGACTAGGAGTAAGTGAAGCAGCAGCGGGAGCTGCAGCAGTCGCGGCACCGGCCGCTA